AACTTTTCAATCTTTGAATCTAGTGAGCGTGACTCTTCAACAAGGGCATCAACCTTTGCTGTTTCATCTTCTGTAAGGTCTGTACGGTTCTCTGTGGCTACTGCCTCAAGAATTGTATCCATTTCAACCTTAACTGCTTCACGAGCCTCAATTACTTTGTCTAAATAAGACATTTATTGTTCTCCTTTGTGAGTTTGTTANTTTGAGGTGGTGGTTATGGATTTCACGACGCTTACGGGTGTGAACCTAACTCCGACTTCTACCTATCTTGTTAGATAGGAATATTATTTTATATTGTTTCTCTTTGCTCGTGCTAAGCGAAGAGACATTGATCGTGGCATGTTATCTGGAAGGAAGTTTANNACTGANGGGAAATCTCCAACAATCTTTGCACCTTGACCAGGAACATCTGTTATTTCTAGAACATTAGCATTATCTTCCTTTGGTTCTGGAAGTGGATCAATTGCTCTTAGTTCAGACATTTTGTGTCCAACGAGTGTATCAGTTGCTTTCCAGCCACCTTCTACTTCTCTGTATACACGAATGAGAACTGCTGGATCTCCTTCTTCTGCTGTTATGCTAAAGTCTGAATTAGGAACATTAATAGATCCTTCTGTCTTAATTTCAACAATGCGACCTCTTGCAATACCACCAGATGAGTTCCAGGATACAAAGTCTCCAACTGCTTCACGCTTAGACATTTCTAGTTCATCTTCTTCTACATCTTCCATTGGATGACCAGTGTTTTCTTCAATTTCTTCATTTCCAAGTAGCATGGACATTACTTCTACTGCTCTCATGATATAGTCATGGCCTTCAGATAGATCTCCAAATACTTGTTCTAATACTACTAATGATTCGCCAGTTACTTCTCTACCTTCTTTTATTTCAGCCATAGCCTTCTTAAGGGCTTCTCTGGCTTCTACTGAAGTTGCTGTATATGCTGGATATGTGACAATTGAGACATCGCCATCCGCAAGGCTTACCTCAGTAAGTAGTCTTTCTGAACGATCTTCATTATACTTTTGACGAATAACTCTAAATGCAAACGACATTTGATCAACATCTCCACGAGCAACAAGTGTATATAGGTCTCTTGCTTCTTGTGTGTTTGCTAGTTCTGCTTCAAAGTATAGTCCTTTTTCATCTTCGTACAATCTCATNGTNCCGTTTTTNGTTCTGGCCATAGGTAATCCTTCGTGGTTGGCCAATAACCTAACATCTGGTGTCTCTTTNAGAGTCTTTGAGAACGCACCAGGTGCTATTCTCTCAATAAACGGAAGTGGCAATGATGCTTCTCTCAATAAACGGAAGTGGCAATGATGCTTCATTAAACACTGCAGCATATCCTGCCATACGCATAGTACCGTCATCTGATTCTCGTGTCTCTATGTCTCTGACCGTAAAGGTACGGCGTTCAGTTCTTTTCATCTTGCTCCTTGCCTTATTGTTTTGATTATTTAATTTATCAATTTGTCGCTGTGCCCAGTCTTGAGCAGCATCATCAAAGTCTGCATTTCCACCCCAGAGTAGCCAAGCAACTAAACCTGCTCCAGGATATCCTGGGTCTGAGGAATCTTTATTCTGTGGTGCTTGTCCATCTGCCTTGTGTCTTGCGAACCAAGGAGCCATCTTTCTTACTTTGTCATCAGAAATGTTTCCATCTGCCATTGCTCTTGCTGCAGACTTTGTTCCTTCAGTTAAGCCATCTCCGCCAAAACCTTCTGACAGATAGTCTAGACCTCTTTGTGCATTATTTTTAATGAACTCTGGAACATTGTCTACAGGCATTATTCCTTGACCTCATCACTGTAAGCAGCCTTTGGATCTGTTGGATCAACTAAGGATACTTGCTGTAATTGTGCTGAAGGCAATCCTGTGTGAGTTAGTTCTGAGATATCTAGCATCTTAGCCACATCATCTGGATTGTATCCAACCTGGACCAAGATAGAGGCAATTTCAGCCTTCATCTTATCTCCAACAAGTGGTGCCTGTGAAGCATCAATGTTTTGTAGAGGAAGTCTGTATTGATCTCCTGGATCACCAAGTGATGATAAGTCTTCGTAGTTGCGTACATCATTTAGTGATAAGAAGCCTTCTCTTAATCCCTTTGTGTATGCGTCAAATCGTTCTATTGTTGTTCCTCGCAAAAGTGCGTCTAGGTTAAATCTAATAAATCCATCTGACTCAGGAAGTAGTGGAGATAGTGATTGTTCCAAACGCTCTAGCAATGGACGCAATGAGTGCTGTACAAATGAAAGGTTCTGTGCTTCTACTGATGCGTAGGACATTGCTCCTTGTGTAGGATGACCTAGCAGTGACAATGGGACACGGAAAATTCTTGCAATATCTTCTACATTGAAGCGTCTGACCTCAATTAGTTGTGCGTCAGATGCGTTTAGTGATAGTGGCTTAAATGCTGCACCACCAGAAAGAATACCAACTTTACCAGACATGTATGGTCCAGAGTGTGATTCTTGCCAGTTACGAGCAATGTCTCCTGCTTGTTCTGCGTTTAATTCTCCTGCAACTTCAATAACTCCACCAGGATTTGATGCATTACCAAAGTATGAGGCTGCATATGTATCAGAAGCCTGTGCAATACCAACAGACATACGGCAAGCACCAATTGGGCTTAAGCCATAGTGTGATCCTGGCATTCTAAATAGTGGAATGTGTAGAACTTCATTGCTTGTTAAAATTTGATCGTAAATGCCATTTTCTATATCTTTAATTCTATAGACAAGTGGCTCTCCTGGAATAGGTCTTTCAATTCTTACTTCATTAGGGTTTAATACATATAGTTCTGTTACTTCATTATTATCATCTCGTACCGTCAAAATAAATGCGTTACCATGTAGATGCATAGAAGTAATTACTTGCTCAATAAATTCTAGTCTTGTTGATTCTGGATTTGGCTTATTAATCCATGCTGGAAGTTCTCCATAAACGCTTGCATAAGATAAACGATTGCGTCCTCTGCGTACATATGCACCCATTGGCAATGAAGAAATAGTATCTCCAAGTAGTCTTACGCAAGAATAAACGGTAGATGTACGAATAGCAGACTCTGTATCAACATATGTACCTGTATTGGCTACACCAAACAAAGGACGAGGTGGAATTAGTGGAAGAATATATTGACTATTCATATCTCTGGCTTCTTCAGATGCCCTCAATCTTTTAGAAAGACTCATAATTTACCCTTTTCCCTTAGTTAATTTTACCATGTGCTGATTGCTACTCGCTTCCAAGTATTGGCTGCTATGCAAACATATATGTAGTCATTATCGTATGTAATTGTTCCTACGGTTCCCGTCGCAGCAGCAGAGGCTGGAGTCTTTGTAGTTACCTGCAAATCTCCATAAACTCTTACAGATCCAAGATTTCCACCAGCAGAGTCAAACTTACCCTTGATTAAAGGTGTTGATGTATTTGTGTTAGATATATATAGATTATCATCTGTTGTTTCTGATCTACCTGCCTGATATCCAAGGAACACATTTCGTGAGCCTGTAATATTTAAACGACCAGCATCAAAGCCCATTGCTGTATTTTGAGTGGCTGAGGTTAGTGTGGAAACAGGTATACTAAATCCAGTACCAGTTAATAAGCCTGCTGGAGCAGATGCTGCATAAATTGTACAAACTGTTGAGGCTCTTATTGCTTTACCTGGTGCAACCAAAGTAACGACAGTTACTACTCCACCTGCTACAGTAATATCTGCAGTAGGTCTAAAGGCACCAACTACTGATTCAAGAGGTCTGGTGTAGTCAACTTCTAACTCAACACCTGAATAGGTTCCATCAGTATATCCAGAACCTGGTGTTATTGCTCCAAATGTTGCAATAAGATGTACTTTCTCTCAATGCTTGAGCACCCATAGCAGTTTGATTTGTTCCAGCAACAGAAGAGGCTAGAGTTGTTCCACCAATTGCAAGATTTCCGTTAACATTTTGCAAAGATGCTAATGTAAAGTTTCCTATTCCAACATTGTTAACACCTGTTTGATTAGAGCCTAGAGCATACGCTCCCATGGAGTTATTAAAACTACCTGTTGTATTTAAAGCCTGAGCACCAACACCAATAGCATTGTTTTGATTACCAGTTGTATTAAGCGGAAGAAGGTTTGCTCCAATAGCAACATTGTTACTACCTGTTGTATTAGCCTGAAGAAGATCACTTCCAATACCAATATTATTTTCACCATCTGTAACTGATGTTAATATATTATTACCAAAGGCAGTGTTATTGGATGCAGTAGTTGTATTTGTAAGAACACTTATACCAAGCGCAGAATTTCCACTACCAGTAGTATTGTTTTGAAGTGCACTTTTACCAATAGCCAAATTTGACTGACCTGATGTATTGTTTTCAAGAGCATTGTTACCAATTGCAAGGTTGTTAGTACCTGTATTAACATTTAATGTTCTATAGCCAATACCAAGAATATCATCTTGAGTGTTGTTATTAAGTGCTTGACCACCTATAGCAATGGCTCTATCTATTGCAGTTCCGCCTGATGGATACCCAGACATTGCTGATACACCAACAAGAACATTGTCATTACCAGTTATATTAGAACTTCCTGCAAATGTACCAATAGAAAGGTTTTGCTCACCTGTAGTATTATCTCTACCTGCTTCTTGTCCTAATGCAGCATTATTACTTCCAGTAGTTGTATATCTTAATGCTCTTCCACCAAATGCAACATTTTGAATTCCTGTTGTAGTTGATTCCATGGTCTCAGTATTACCAACAGCAATATTGCCAAATCCTCCAGAAAGACTAGAGTTAATAAAAACATTAGTATCAATAGCAATTCCACTTGTAAATACTGGATCTCCAGTACTCATTACAAATATTTCACCTGTACCTGTTTGTGCATTGGTACTTGATGTACCCGCAGTTGAACGGATTGGTCCCGCAGTTAAATCAGAACCACCAGCACCTGTAGCACCAGTTGGGCCTGTGGCACCTGTTGTGCCTACGCCTGTAGGTCCTGTAGCACCAGTATCTCCAGTGACACCTGTTGGACCTGTAGGTCCAGTAGCACCAGTTACGCCAGCCCCTGTAGGTCCTGTAGGACCAGTGTCTCCTGTAACACCAGTAACACCTGAAGGGCCAGTAGCACCAGTGGTGCCTACTCCTGTAGGGCCTGTAGCACCCGTTACTCCAATATCTCCTGTAACACCTGTTGGTCCTGT